TTCCTGAATGTAACGGTTTATTGTTTCCACCACAAGACTGGGGAGAAGTTGGTATTATTATGGGCATACGTTCAGAAGAAAGTCTTACAAGATATAGAACAATACTACAAACAGGTGATGGTAAACGTTACGAAAATTATATGATTAATCTAAGGTCAAAGACTGCATTAGCAAATTGTTTTAAAGTTTGTCCTATATACGATATGAAAACAGTTGATGTGTGGTCTGCACCAAAAAAGTATGGTTGGGATTACAACATCACATATGACATATTAGAAAAACTTGGATTAACACACTTACAACAAAGATGTGCGCCACCTTATGGTGAAGAACCTATGCGTGGTCTGTGGCAATATTCTATTGCTTTTCCAAAATTATGGGAAAAAATGCAGATGCGTGTGCCAGGCAGTGCAACTGCTGCAAGATATGCAAATACAGAACTATATGCTTTTGGTGGACTTCCTGAAAAACCAAAAGATACTTCTTGGCAAGAATTCATACAGTATTTTTTAGACAAGCACCCTGAACCACACAAATCTAAAATTGCAAAAGTAATAAATGATTTTATTAAATTACATCATGTTAAAACAAAACAACCATTGTTAAAAACACATCACCCAGTAAGTGGTATTGGTTGGAAGTTTTTATTACGTATTGCAATGCGTGGTGATTTTAAAGGTCGTAAGACACCAATGTTTACATCAGATAACAAAGCTTTTGCTGCACAAAAACAAAAATATGAGGAGGAACGATATGGTCAAACAGGGAAAAGATAAACAACCAATCAATAATATGCAGTGGGTGCATAGAACAAAGCTAAAAGCAAATGACTACAACCCAAATAAAGTAGCACCAGTGGAATTAGAACTACTTAAAACGAGTATAAAACTATGTGGGTGGACACAACCAATAGTCATAAGACATGATAATGAAATAGTAGATGGTTTTCACAGGTGGACTGTATCAGAAGATATTGATATATATGGTCTTACAGATGGATTTGTTCCAGTGGTCTATCTAGATAAGATGGTTGATGATGCACAACAAATGTGTGCAACCATAATACACAACAGGGCAAGAGGAAATCATGGAATCATACCAATGACAGATATTGTTCGCAAAATGAAAGACAAGCATGAGTATACAGATGAACAGTTAATAGATTTATTAGGTATGGAACAAGAAGAAATAGATAGACTTTACGATTACAGACCAATGACAGAAAAGGGCAGTCAAGAAGAATTTAGTAAAGGTTGGGTGCCTGATGTTGAAGATAGGGCATTTGATTAAAAGGGTGTAGAAGGAGAACTACACCCTAGATGTTACTTCCAAGATTTAGATTCATAGGAATACTGACTTTGATTATCTTGTGCATGGAGTAGTGCATCATATAAGAAATCAGTATTCAACTTGTTAGCAACATAACCGTCATGTATGCAATTGAAATAATTTATGTTTGGTTCTCCGTAGTTTCCATTGTTCATTGCATAGAACATAATTTCAGCAGTATCACCAAAGTCTTCTGCTAACTTGTCATACAACTTAACAGTAAAATATTCTTTACGATATAAGAATGGATAACCTTCAAAGATGTCCAATGCTTTCTCACACTTGTCTGTAATATCCCATACAACACCTTCAACTGAATCACCATAACTGTATTCAATATCTGCAACACCTTTGAATACAAGTTTGTAATTAGGCATTTGAAATTTGACAATGCGTCTTGCGTTAGGACACCTGTGTCGCATGTTCTCTATATTAAGGTTAGCACCATATGCAAAGTAAAACATTACAGTGTCCTGTTGATAAGACCGTACAAACTAAGGTCATCAATAAAGTTCTCTGTGGTATCACATCTGATTGTCCACCCAAACTGTGTATTGATTCTAGTGCAAGTATCTTGCATCCAGTCATGTAATGTATCGTTAGGTGCAAATGATAACTCGTACAAACAGTTTGCAATATCTGTCTTGCTTGTACCTTGTAGCACACCACCACCTTTTACTGTATATATTAAGTACATAATTGTTTTCTCCTTTTTGTATAAAATCTTTTTACTGTTGAATCAATCAAAGAACCCTGCACTTTGCTAAGTCCATTTAACATCAAACCAATTTTGTCCATGTATGTATCTAATACATCATGTTGTTTAACCTTGATTGACCTTCTAACATCTGCTGCTTGACACATTGATAAACAAACCTTTAACCAGTTTGTAATTTTATCAACATCAGTTGTACCACTGTGATGTCTAAATTCTATAGTACCGTGCTTCCAAAATGAATTGATATTTAGCTTTGTGTATCTTGTACCAATTTTTTCTTGTAACTGTCTAGCAGTTCTACACTTATCAATTGTTTTGTATGCAATATCTAATCTATCAAAATCAAATCTTGATGCAGTTGATGTACAATATTGATTGTTGTCTTTTCTTCTACTGTTTGGCATTACTTGGTCAATTGCTCTCTCAAACTTTGTCCATCTTTTGTAAAGATTTCTAAAGTTCTTGATATTCCAATCTCTAACACCAACGTGTACATGAAGACCACAACTCTTGTTAACTGTAGCACCTATGTGGTCTAAAGCATCTAAAACAATCTTTAAGTCTCTGTAACCTCTATCACCTTGTAGTACTGGTGAAACAATTTCTAGACCATTACCATATAAAGAAGCATCAGTTTTAAGTCTCCACTTAGAACTGTCTGTATCTGTGTAACATGCTGTGTACATGTCAAAGGTTGCATTTTGTGATTCAAGATAGTTGTTAATTTCTCTAACAGTAGTTTGCATATTGTTTTGAGCAATAAACTCTATCTCAATTCCGAAAGTTCTCAAATTATCAAATGTCATTTTTTCTCCTTTTTCAATATCATTCAATATGTTTATAATAACAACTATAGTTATTATTACAACCCCTTTAGACAAAAAACATATACTTTTTTTATCTGTCTATTTTGTACTCCTTACTGACAACTCCAACTTCTTTAGACCCTCTAAAGTGTGCTTTGACAAAAGTATGCTTACCATTAGGCAATCTTCTAAGATGCTTTCTGACGCTATGAAAAGCTGTACCAGCACTACGTGTGTTACCACCCTTAGAACCACCACCTGCATTGTCATACATATTTAATTTCAACACCTTATGTTCCCATGTTGGTTTTGTGTGAAATGCACTGTGTTTGAATTTTCTTGGCTCTATCATAGATGGTCTGCTTGATGGTCGCATACCTTTTACATTTTGCAAATCACAAACTGTAGGAAACTGTGTAAGAAAATTATACTCAAACAAAATATCACTACATATTTGTACTTGTTGATTCAATGTATCAGATGTGAACTCACCTGTGCTATCTGCACGAAGGTCTAGGAATTCATAAAATATATTATCGTCTTGAATCCAATACGTATAATTTTCAGTACCGTTTACCCAAGCCATATCAAAAAAAGTGAAATCACAATGCATATCATCTTTTGATGGGTCATAAACAAACAACATACATCTAATGACATTTGTATATGGGTCTTCGTCTTGCATGTCTAAAGAATCTTGCAAAGCTTTTAATTCAAACTCTTGCATACCATTTTCATCATTATCAAAGACAGGTACAGTTTGTGTATCACATGCCCATAAGTTATACACTAACCTCCTTTTATCATATCTAGATTGTCTTGTGCGTTCTGTATCGTGATAATCAATTAATTCTAAATGCACATCTTTATCCCATTGAATAAATGTGTTTGGATATGGCAACATCATCTGTACATCATTTGCTACTTTTACTCGTTCTTCATTAGTAATGTAACTTGGTGTATTAGGTATATAAAATTTTTGTGCATTTGATATGCCTATAGATATACGTTCAAATAATTCACGAAGTTTTACATAGTTGATAGTTTTTTCTTCTTTAGAAAATCCACCCATCAAATCTACTGTTGATGTTTTGTTTTCAGCATGTCTTGGACTGAAGTGTGGTAATGGTCTATATAACTCTGTAAATTTTTCATAACCACGTTTATCACCTAACCTTAATAGATTATGTGTATGTAACAATTTTTCTAATACGTGTTTCTTCATAGTACCTTACCTGTTTTCTTATCCACTGCACATAAAACACCAAACTGGTTTTTAAGAATCCATATGGTTTTCTTTTCTATGCTTAGTAAACGATTTGGTATGGAATCATCATTCTTATAAAAACCACAGTCTTCAATATGACAAAACCATTTGTGTACTGCTTGTTGATATGACATTACGCACCCCCTTGTGTTCTACGTGGAACATTGTTGAATTCAATGTCATACCATTGCCATATAGCTTCTCTATGTAGCAACCATGTGTTACCAAAGGTTTTCTCCATACATTCATCTGCAACTTCGTAACCAAAGGCTTTGACAAATTCAGGATAGTTACTTTTGAAACATGGTATAACACCACCGTATATATTTGTAATTTCTGATTTACTCATTTTTACTCCTTTTCAATATTTCAATAGTTATTATTATAAACATAATTAGATAATAAATGCAAACCCATTTTGTATATTTATTTTTTTTTATGTTAGACTTGTGAGATTAAAAGAGATTTATTGGTTAATTTTTAATGGCTAAAACAAAAAAACTTACAAAAGACTTAGCAGAAAAGATACGTAATGAATATGTGCAAGGCATAGATTTAGGTACAACTGAACGTAAGTATCAAACAATAGATTCATTGGCAATCAAACATAAGGTAGCAAGAAGCACACTATATAAGTGGTCTCAAAAAGAAAGTTGGAAAGCACAACAAGAACGTTTTCAAAGTGAGTTTCTACAAAAGGTTGATGCACAGAGACAAAAAGAAATGGCAAAGAATGCAAAGTCTTTAGATGATACTGCATTGAGTTTAGCTAAGATATTAATGAATGAGATAGGATTACAACTACAAGAGAATAATCTAAAAAGACAATCAGGTGCTACACCAATGACACCACAAATGTTAAATCAATTAGGCACAGCAAGTTTACAAGCACAGAAGTTAGGCAAGATTGCTACAGGTGAATCAACGGAGAATATTAAACTAAATGCAGAAGTTACAGACACAGACGCCTTCAGAGAAGCTATGGAACTGCTTGACGAGGTTGCAAGAGCAAAGCAACAAGTCAACGATTCAGGTATACACTGATTGGCTAAAGACTGCTAGAGCAAAACAGATAGCACCAATTACAGACTATTTTATATGGTTAATACTTGCTGGTCGTGGTTGGGGCAAAACAAAAACAGGAGCACAAGACATTGCTCTTTATGCATTAAGGAATCCTAATACTATAAGTGCTGTTGTTGCACCAACGTTTGGTGATTTACGCAGAGTTTGTTTTGGTGGGCCAAGTGGTTTGTTATCTATCATACCTAAAGAATGCACAGACCAAAACTTTGGTACAAATGGTTTTACAACAGCTAACATGGAGATAAAACTTGCAAACGGTTCAAAGATTGTAGGTTATGCTGCAGTTAGTCCAGAGAGATTAAGAGGACCACAGTTTCATAGAGCATGGTGTGATGAGTTAGCATCATGGTCATATCCAGAAGCTTTTGACCAACTTATGTTTGGATTAAGGTTAGGTGATAATCCACAATGTTTAATAACCACAACACCCAAGCCAATAAAAATAATAAAAGATTTAGTACAACGTGAAGATGTGCATATTACACGTGGTAATACTTTTGAAAACGAAGAAAACCTAGCAGAAAGTGCTTTACAAATGATGCGTGATAGATATGAAGGCACAGCACTTGGTAGACAAGAATTGTTTGCAGAAATATTAGATGATGTAGAAGGTGCATTGTGGACAACAGGAATGATAGAAAGTGCAAGACTAGAAGCTACAGAAGAACGTGAACTAACACAAATAATAGTTGCAGTAGACCCAGCAGTCACATCAGGCGAACAATCAGATGAGACAGGCATCATTGTAGTAGGCAAAGACAGAAATAACGAGTATTATGTACTAGAGGACTTGTCAGGAAGACATACAGCCGACAGTTGGGGTAGAATAGTCCTTAATGCTTACTATGAATGGGAAGCTGATAGAATAATAGCTGAAGTAAATAATGGTGGCGACCTAGTTGAGAAGCTTATTAGAGATAAAGACCCTAATGCTTCTTATAGGTCAGTAAGGGCAACACGTGGTAAGATGATAAGAGCACAACCTATTGCTGCACTTTACGAGCAAAAGCGAGTTCATCATATGGGCGTGTTTGGTGATTTAGAACAACAAATGTGTTCATATGTAGGTCAGCTAAAACCAAGTCCTGATAGATTAGATGCTTTAGTATGGGGATTAACAGAACTTAGCAAATCAAAAGGACAAGTAAACTGGAGAATAAGCTAATGGCACAAAGAACATTTTTACAAAGACTTTTTGGTACTAACCCAACTGAACAAAAACAAACTGGCATGATGGGATATTTTGGTGTTGGTACAGAAGAACCAAAAAAATATGCATATCAGGATTTAGCAAAAGAAGGCTATCTAAAAAATGCTATCGTGTACAGATGTGTAAATGAAATATCAAAAGGTGCAAGTGCTGTACCATTTATGATTAAAGCTGGTGACCAAATACTTGAAGAACACCCGTTAATAGACCTACTCAATAGACCAAACCCATTACAATCATACTCTGAATTCTTTAACAGCTTATTTGGTTATCTACTATTAAGTGGTAACGCATATGTTCTGCGTGTTGGTAGTGAAATGGGCGCACCAAAAGAGTTACACCAATTAAGACCTGATAGAATAATGATTGAAGGCAACGGTAATGCAATACCAACAAAATATAAATATGTTATTAATGGTAGATTACAAAACACATATGAAGTAGACCAAGAGAACGGATATAGCGAACTAAAACATGTCAAGCTTTGGAATCCCTTAGATGATTATTATGGGTTATCACCTATGAGTGCAGCGGCTGTTGAAGTTGACCAATTTAATATGTCCAGCAAACACAATGTAAATCTTTTACAAAACGGTGCAAGACCAAGTGGTGCAGTCATATTCAAACCACAAGATGACGCTGGTTTTGCAGTAAATTTATCAGAATCACAAAGGCAACAATTACTTACGGATTTAAATAACAGATTTACAGGTACAAACAATGCTGGTAGACCTTTACTTCTTGAAGGTGATTTTGATTGGAAGGAAATGGGTTTATCACCAAAAGATATGGACTTTTTAAATTTGAAACACATGAGTGCAACAGATATAGCTTTGTGTTTTGGCATACCATCACAGCTTGTTGGTGTTCCTGATGCACAAACTTATGCAAATGTTGCTGAAGCAAGACTTGCTCTATATGAAGAAACAATCATTCCACATTTACGTAAAATATCAAGCGACCTTAATGAATGGTTAGTACCTATGTTTGATGACAGGTTGCGATTAGAGTTTGATATAGATTCAATACCTGCACTTGCAGAACGTAGGAAGAAGATTTATGAGAATGTAACCAGTGCAGTACGTGAAGGTATTATGACACGTAACGAAGCAAGAGAAATCATTGGCTTTGAACCAATAGATGGTGGTGATGATATTTATATAAGTGCAACGTTATTCCCACTTGGTGATGGTGAAGTTGAAAAACCAAAGAATCCAGTCAACGAAGAAGATGTACAAAACTATGACCCAAGAAATAATGAAGAAGAAGATGATGATGAAGATGATGAAGATAAAGATTATGTGTTATCAATTATTAAAGCATTAAGTGATATAAATACAACACCTACAGACGGTATGGCTACAGAAGCACAACGTGGTCTTGAATGGAGAAAAGAGTTTAATCGTGGTGGAACAATGGTTGGTGTTGCAAGAGCAAATCAACTTGTAAACAAACAAAAGCTTTCTATATCCACAGTGAAACGTATGTATAGCTTTTTTTCAAGACATGAAGTAGATAAACAAGCAGAAGGTTTCAAGCCGGGCGAAAAAGGATACCCAAGTGCTGGTCGTATTGCATGGGCATTGTGGGGTGGTGATGCTGGTTTTTCATGGAGTACAAAAGTACGTAATCAAATAGTAAAAGAAGAAGAAAAAGAATATGAACTACAAGAACACAATGATTGGATAGTAGAACACAATGAAACAAAACAATTAAGTGGTAAGGTTAGAGAAGGACTTAAAAAGAAAGTAAAAGACCACAACGCAAAATATGGTGATAGCAAAACTAAAAGAACAAATCTAAGAACCTTAGAAGCTGTATTCCGTAGAGGTGTTGGTGCATACAGGACAAACCCACAGAGTGTAAGACCTAATGTTCGTGGACCAGACCAGTGGGCATATGCGAGGGTAAATTCCTATCTTAGGGCATTACGTACTGGTAGGTTTAAAAGTGGTAAACACGATACAGATTTATTTCCAAAGGGACATCCATTATCAAGTAAGTAATGTTAACAAAACAATTACATTCATTTAGACGTGGTCGTATAAATGTTCGTAAGGAACAAAGACAACAACTTGTTCTTAGAAACAACTTAGAAAAAAGAATATTTAGAAGATTAAACACTTTGTTTAGAAAGTTTGTAAATGTGCAAATGCATTTATATAAAGAGTATGGTGTATATCAACCTGATACAGCTGCACAAAGTTTGAATGAAGATTTTTTTCCGTTGCTATATTCCCATTACAAAAGGGTGTTTCAATCTGTTTATAAACTAAATGAAAACAAGTATTACAATAAAAAACAAGAAGCTTTCGTATTTGGTAGAAGTGTAGATTTTGAAGAAGTAGTAATAACATACTTTAATAGCAAACAACTTATTCTAAGTGGCATATCAATTTCATTAGCTAATAGAATATCTAAAACAATAGAACAAGCTAGAGCAGAAAATCTTACACTTCCACAGATAGCAAAGTTAGTATCTGATAAGTTCTTACCCATAAGTAGAAGTAGAGCAGCACTTATTGCAAGAACTGAAACACACAATGCAGCAAGTTTTGCAAATCATTCTTACCATAAACAAGTAGAAAGGGATTTAGGTTTGAAGATGGTAAAAAGATGGGTAGCTACAAATGATGCTAGAACTAGACCAGCACATGCATCTGCAAATGGACAAACTGTAGATATGAATGAAAAGTTTCTAGTAGGTGGTGCAGAAATGGATTTTGCAGGAGATTCTGCTGGTGGTGCTAAAAACGTTGTAAATTGCAGATGTGTAATAATTTATGCAGACGAACAAGATATTGTGGTAGACTAGGTTAGATGCTACCATATGAAGTATTATGCCTATACCAAAACCTAGAACAAACGAAAGTAGGCAAGATTATTTAAATAGATGCATGGGAGATGACACTATGGTTGATGAATATGATTCAAATCAAAGGTTAGCTGTTTGTACTAATGAGTACGATTCCAAAGAAGATTCTATTGAAGCTGAAGAAAAACGAGAAATACGCAAAGACGTATTTGATAATCCAGGCGAAGCACAAGCTAGAGCAAAGCAAATTGGTTGTACTGGCATACATTCTATTGATGAAAACGGTAAAAGCGTTTTTATGCCATGCAAGACACATGCAGAATATCTAGAGATTACTGATAAAAGTGATAAAGATAATATTGCAGAACTCAAAGATACTATAGAACTTAAATCAGAACTAAAAGCATACATGCCTAATGATGATGAAGAGGATAAAGACTATGGTGTATTTGAAGGATATGGTTCTGTTTTTGGTAATAAAGATTTAGGTAATGACGTAATTGAAAAAGGTGCATTTGAAAAATCCTTAAAGAAAAGAAAACCATATCAAGTAAAACTTTTATATCAACATAAATCAGATATGCCCATTGGTGTATTTGATGAAATCAAAGAAGATGAGAACGGTTTGAAAGTAAAAGGTAGACTTGCTTTACAAACACAAGCAGGTAAAGAAGCTTATGAACTTATGAAGATGGGTGCATTAGATGGCTTGTCTATAGGTTTTAAAGTAAACCCTAAAGAAGTTTCATATGATAAACGTGCAAACAAACGTATTATCAAAGAAGTAGATTTAATGGAAGTCTCGTTGGTTACATTTCCAATGAACCCAAAAGCAACAGTAATGTCTGTTAAGGGCGAAGAGATTACCATAAGAGAATGGGAAAATGGATTGCGAGACGCTTTTTCGTTATCTCGTTCAGAAGCGAAAGTTGCAGCAAAAGCTGTTACTGATGCATTCAGTCAGCGAGATGTTGACTCTAATGCTGAACTGGTAGACGCCATAAAAAACTTAACTTTAACCTTAAAATCTTAATAGGAGACGATTATGTCTGAAGATGTAAAAACAGCTATTCAAGAAATGGGTTCAACCTTTGAAGAATTTAAAAAGGTCAATGACGAAAGACTTGAAAAGCTTGAAAAAGGCGAAGGTACAGCATATGTGGACGAGAAATTAGCTAAAATGGAAGCTAAGATGGATTCTCTAGAAGACATCAACCAAGCTCTCACAACTGCTGAAGCTAACGCTGAAAACATCAAAAGCCAAATTGAGAAACTTGAAACGGTTGTAAAAAGACCAAATTCAGGTTTTGAGAATAAGCAAGTAGATGAATACGTTGAAGCTTTTGATTTGTATTGTAGAAAAGGTGCAGAAGCCTTATCTCCAGATGAAAAGAAAGCATTAACTGTTAGCAATGATTCAACAGGTGGTTATTTAGCACCACCTGAATATGTGAGAGAGTTACTTAAAACAGTAACAGAAATTTCACCTATTAGAAGTATTGCTAGAATCAGAAACACAGGTGCAAGAAGCATCCAGATTCCAAAAAGAACTGGACAGTTTGCTGCAGAATGGGTTGCTGAAAGTGGTACAAGAAGTGAAACTACTGGGTATACAGTAGGTCTTGAAGAATTACCAGCACATGAGCATTACGCTTTAGTTGATATATCAGAGCAAGACTTAGAAGATTCAGTGTTTGACTTAGAAGCAGAAATGCAATCAGAATTTAGTGAGCAATTTGCAAAAGCTGAAGGAACTGCATTCGTAAGTGGTAATGCTGTAGGAAAACCTGAAGGTTTTATGACTAACAGTAATGTTAGTTCAGTAGACACAGGTTCTAACACAGCTATCTTAGCAGATAGTTTAATTACACTTGTACATAACATTAAAGCTGAATACAGCAGAAATGGTACATTTGTATTTAACAGAAGCACACTTTCTGCAATCAGAAAACTAAAAGATACTGCTGGTCAGTATGTTTTCCAAACTGGCATGATGTTAGGTGGAAATATGGTGAATACTATTTTAGGACACCCATATGTAGAAGCTACAGATATGCCTAGTGTGGCACAGAATGCTTTCCCAGTTGCCTTTGGTGACTTTAGAAGAGCATACATGATTGTAGATAGAGTAAATCTAGCTGTATTGAGAGACCCATTCACACAAGCTACAACTGGTAATGTAAGATACATTGCAAGAAAAAGAGTTGGTGGACAGGTAATTCAAGCAGAAGCTATTAATAAACTTAAAGTAACAGCGTAAGCAAGGGGTAAATAATGAAAGACTTAGCTAATAATATTAGTATCGTTCAATCAATTGCACCTGTCGTTGGTACAAGTGATACGAATGGCACTGGTGTAGATTTACAGTTTTTTGAATCTGCCGTAGCAGTTGTTGATACTGGTGTTGAAGGTGATACACTTTCTTCATCTGTAAAAATTGACTTTAAATTAGAAGATTCTACAGACAATTCTACATTCACAGCAGTAACAAGCAGTACAGCTGTTACTGACGGTAGTGTAGATTCTAATGGAATTTTCTTAACTTTAGATGCAAATGCAGAAACACCACAAGTAACCTCTATTGGTTATGTTGGTGGCAAGAGGTATCTTAGTGGTACACACTCTAATGGTACTCCGATAGCTGCAACTATCATCAAAGGAAGTCCAAGACACAACACTGATGCAGACTCATTATCAACTGCATAATTGATGTATATTAGTGGGGTGGCAACACCCCACGCTTTAAGGGAAACAAAATGGCAAGAAAATTTAAGATAGTAGTTCCTAAACCAGCTTCATCTAATGAATATGGAACTGAAGTAAAACTTTATCAAGCAGATGAAATCGTTGAATCAGAAGGTACATGGCAAGAAGATGTCATGGATAAATTTGTAGAAAACGGTTGGGCAATAGAAGTTAAAGTTGATTCTACTGAAGAAACTGTAGAAGTAGAGGCTGATGTAAAAGAAGTTAAACGTGCAAGAAATAAAAAAGGTCAACTAATAGGAGATGACCCTGATACACCTGATGTTAATGAAGCATGGGAAGGTGGCAAAGCACCAAAGAAAAAAACAACTGCAAAAAAGAAAACTACTAAAAAGAAAACAACAAAGAAAGCATCTAAATAAATTCTTTGTTATCATTAACGTAGCAGAAGCTTAAATGGTAGATACCATGCGATTTATAGGAAGTTTTTATGAGTGCAGGTTATCATCATTTTATAATAGAGCAGGGTGCTACGTTTGGGCAAACACTCACTCTAAAAGATTCATCTAATGCATTAATAAATCTTACAGGTTTTACAGGTGCAATGTCTCTCAAAGAAAAACCTGATGCTTCAGCGACAGTTTTATCCTTAACCACAGCAAATGGTCGTATGACTATGGGTGGCAATGCAGGAACAATCATATTAACAATAAGTTCTACCGACACAGGCAATCTTACGCCTGATGATGGTGTGTTTGATTTAGAGATAACCAGTGGTGCTGGTGTAGTAACAAGAATAATAGAAGGTACATATAGTGTAAGGAGAAATATAACAGCATGAGTTCTGTTGACAGCAT